ATAGTTGATGTTCATGCATAAGCCCCGGTGACGGAACTGGTATACGTGTCTCTCTCAAAAGGAGAATTCTAGGAGTTCGACTCTCCTCTGGGGAACCACTTGACAAATTACACTTAATTTTGTATAATAGTACTCATGCGAGAGTGGCGAAATTGGTGAAACGCAGGAGACTTAAAATCTCCCACATTAGAAACACTGCGGGTTCGAATCCCGCCTCTCGCACCAAGCGCCTGTAGCTCAATGGTTAGAGCAGCAAACTCATAATTTGTTGGTTAGGGGTTCAAGTCCCTTCGGGCGCACCACTTCCTTTTCTTTGTCTTTTTGTTTCCAAACAAGACAAACGACTTTTCTATTATAAACATCTCCTGTCCAAAACCACCGTACACATTCATACTGTGGTTTCAGATAAGCCAATTTATAAAATAAAATGATTTCAAAAATCATTTATTGGCTAAAGGATTGTCAATAGCTTTCTGTATTTTTTGGTCAACTTCTTTTTTCAGAGTTTCAACTTTTCCGTTGACTTCTCTTTTCATCACATCAACTTCTCTAGAAATTTCTTTCTTGGTTGTGTCCACTTCTCTAGAAATTTCACGGCGAGCATCCGCAACTTCTTTGCGAATTGAATTTACTTCGGCTCTAGCTTTCTCTAAATCTTCACGAATATCTTTTCGTGCTTGACGCATCTCAGCTTCTGTTTCTCGTTGAGCCAGTTTAACTGAACGTTCAACTTGTTCTGTTACAGATTCATTTCTACGAATATCATTCTTTAAATCATTCTTAATGTCTCTTGTATAGTCTGAAGTTTTGGCACTATTTTCCTCAATAACAGCCAATCGTTTATCAAACTCAGATAAATCTGGTGCAACATACTCCGCAATCTTTTTCTTCATACCTTGATAGTCTTTGTACACTTCAAATGCACCATAAAGACCACCAAGTGCTGATGATACCAAAGTAAATGCAACCATTAATTTTGCTGGTGTAAACTCATAACCACCAATACTAATAACGGTATCTTTGCTTGCATATTTCTTAACTGCTGCTTCTGCTTCGTCTATCTTTTTGTTTACGTCTTTAATTTGTTCCGTCATCCTTGTTTCCTTTTTCAATATTTTTTTGTTCTATTGTTATCACAGGTTTTTCTATAACTATTTGTATAAATTTATTTGCAGACCACCATCCCATTGCGGTAAAAAAGCCTGCCACAAATGCTGTTGTTGCCATGAATTTACCTATTAAATTGTTGGTTGACCATCTCTTGATGCAATCTATCCGAAGATAGTTGTCTCAATGCTCTAGCATTATCTACAGTCACTTGGTTCTTATAAATCTCCTCAGGTTTGTATAACTGACCATCCTTGATAGTTAAACTCGTATAAGCAGCAAATCCTGCTGGATTAACTGCGATTGATGCTATGTCAACGTTACCAGCCAATTCATTCGGTTGCACATTGCCTTTCACCGTTTCAGTTGGTTGATCTACATTTGTGTTATCAATATTCATTCGTTGCTGTAGTATGTTATTAATGGGACTGTTTAACCCCATAACATTGGACTGTTGTGTTGATTCCATTTCAACATTCTTTTGTTCAACCCTATTTACAGCAATTGTAGTTGGTGTTGGTATCGTAGAAGAAAGAGAATAATCAACTTTTGGTAATTGTGTTTGAATTATTTGTGCAGGTTGTGTTGGCGCTTCGGTAGTTCTTTGAACTTGTGTTGTAATATTTACAACACTGTTTGAATTAGTAACTGATGTAGAAATTTCTTGTTGTAATCTCTCATTTGACCTTTGATTACTTGCTATTACCATATTGGTTTGTTCTTGTGCATTTGCAATCGCATTTGAAACTTCCTGTAATGCATTTTGAACAGCCGCCTGTTGTGTTGCTCTATCATTCGCCTGCACTTGTCTAACAACACTCATAATCAAATTCATGTTTGGTGCTGGCTTGTTTTCTTCGGATTTTTGTGACTCTTTAACAGATTGTGGAATATTGTCTGGCGCACTGATTGAACCTGTGGTAGAAACTTGAACACCACCCGCATCCACCTTGACTTCAGCCGAAGGTGTATCTGCAACGATTGGTAAAGTTGTTATCGTATTTACTGGCGCAGTTTGTGCAGTTGTTGTTGCCGGTGTCAATGTGTTGATTGCTGACAGATAACCTGGACAACTAGGTGAACTTAAAACATTTGTTGAACAAGGATCAACTGTGTACTTCAATGAAAAACTAATATTGTTAATTTCTGGACCATATGGTCCCGCCCAATAATTATTGTCTTTACCTACAAAACCATAACGAACATTACCCAAAGAACTTGCTGCATATGGTGTTGTAAATGTTTCGTTGAAATTAAAAGTGGTCCAATTAAACTTATAATTTAAATTGTATGTTTTATTAGTTACAATTGCACCTGAACGGTCATAAAGATTTACATAAGCACTTAACTGGTCCACTCTACCATCATCCCATCCATTGCCATTCTTAGCAGTAAATCCAAAAGTATATCCTGTTACCTGTAAACCTGTACCAGAATTAGGTAAAACATTTTCAATTGATCGAATCTGATGCAAGTCAGTTGTACCGAAAGAAAAATTGACAACATTTCCTGGTCGAACTATCGCATTCGGTCCACAATAACCTGGATTACCCCAGCCCCAACATGTCAGATTGTTTTGATAAACGCCATTCGCCCAAGACGATGGACCGCCTTGAGGTGTATTGATAACAATGTTACCAGTGCTGTATGTTTCTGCTGGCTGTGCGTTAGTGTATTCCGAATAGTTTGTAAGCAACAACGCCAAGCAAACTACCGATACCAATCTTTTTATATGTGTCATCGCCTTTAGCCTTTACTTCAGCCGGTATTTTACCAGGGTTTGCATTCCACATTTCTTTAGCTTGCTCACCAATCTTACCTTCATATGGGCAAGGTGTTCCAGCAGCCATCATTGCATCCCATACTCTACGATCTTGACACATTGTAGCAACAGCAGCTACCTTCATTCCCATATCATAAAGTGTTTTGCTTAACTTTAATCTTTCACAATTTTCATCACGAACTGTTCCACCAGAACTTACGCCAAAGATTTGTGTTTGTACCGCACTGCTTGTACCAGTTGTACACAAATCACTATTGCCACCACTCATCATCGTAGGAGCAACCGCGGTTGGTGGTGCTTGAATAACCTTCTGAACAACTTCACTTTGATTCAAGTTCTTATTCACCATTGAACCGCTTTGAATGTTCTGATTAACATTGTTATTAGTTGAAGAAGAAGTTGCAGTTGAAGTGTTGATATTTCTATTTGTCATATCACCACTGTTCACATTGTTATTTGTATTCACATTTGTGGATGTGCTTGCTGAAGTATTCGTATTCACATTATTATTGTTATTGGTCATGGTACCAGTATTCACATTGTTATTAGTATTAACACTTGTAGAAGTACTAGCATTTACATTGTTGTTATTATAAGTCATGGTACCAGAATTCACATTGTTATTTGTGTTTACGTTAGTACTTGTAGAGGTACTGGCATTGACATTATTGTTGTTATAAGTCATAGTACCAGTATTGACATTATTGTTGGTGTTAACACTGTTGCTGGTGTTAACATTTGTGGAAACACTATTAACGTTTGTGTTATTTGTATTAACTGTTGTGGCAGTGCTGGTGTTGTTTGTATTGACTGTGCTTGTACTTGTGGATGAACTATTGGTATCCACCAGCGTTTTCGAATCATATGTCGTCTGGGCGACAGAAAATGATGTAATCATAGCAAAAAGCACCACAAATGGCATCTTTTTGAATGACATATTTACCTCTTTTGAACTAAATCAAGGTTGATATTTTTTAAAATTATGATAAAATGAGTGTTCATATTATTTATGTTTAGGAGAAATAGAATGTCAAATGTCAAAGGAATTAAGCTGGTCACAGGTGAGGAAGTCATTTCCGAAGTGGCAAACATGCCGGATGGTAGGTTAGTGATGAAAAACCCAGTGCAACTAAGGGTAGTTCCTCCTCAACTTGCAGGCGCACAGCCATCCATGGGTTTTGTACCTTTCCCATCTTTCGGCACACAAGGCGAAAATGTTCTTGTGGAACCACTACATATAGTGTATACTTATACACCCGATGAACAAATCGTGGCAAACTACAACCAGATGTTCGGATCTGGAATCATAACTCCCTCAAAACAAATTATTACAGGTTAATGTCTCAATTTTACACCAATGTCCAAACTGTAGGAAGCAACATTCTTTATCGTGGAGTTCTTGACGGTAAAAGAATTAAAACAAAAATACCTTATCAACCAACGCTATATGAAAAAGCCAAAAGCGTAACTGGTTACACTAATCTTGATGGTGCATATCTGACACCCATCAAGTTTGATTCAATTCGTGAGGCCAAAGAATATTTGAGACAATTTGAAGATGTCTCAGGTAAAACAATCTATGGTCAAAATCGTTTTGAGTATGCTTTTATTGGCGAACAACATAAAGGTATGGTTGACTGGGAACTTGAACACATTTCAATCGGCGTACTTGATATTGAGGTTGGATCAGAAAATGGTTTCCCAGATCCATATGAAGCCAACGAGCCAGTCACTGCAATTGCACTCAAGTTTGTGGATGGACACATGTTCGTCTGGGGCTGCGGTGATTATGAAACCAAAGGTCAAGAAAGGTATCTGAAGTGTAAGGATGAATATCAACTTCTAAAATTCTTTGTGAAGTTTTGGCAAGAAAAATGTCCAGATGCTTTGACTGGTTGGAATACCAAGTTCTTTGATGTGCCATATCTTGTAAATCGTATTCGTAAAATTCTTGGCGAAGATGAAGTTAAGAAACTTTCACCATGGAATATGATTCGTGAGCGTGAAGCATTTGTTATGAATCGTAGGTTAAAGGTCTATGATCTCGTTGGCGTAGCCGATTTTGATTATATGGAATTGTATAAGTGGTATGCTCCTGGTGGAAAATCACAAGAATCATACCGGCTGGATAGCATCGCCAATGTTGAGATTGGTGAAAAGAAATTGGATTATTCTGAGTACGATTCTCTGCATCAGCTTTACCGTCTTGATTATCAAAAATTTATTGAATACAACATTAAAGACGTTGAACTGATTCTCAAAATGGATGAAAAGCTGAAGTTGCTTGAACTTGGCTTGACTCTTGCATATGATACCAAAACAAACTACGATGATGTGTTTGCACAGACACGCATGTGGGATGCTTTGACATACAATCACCTAATGCAAAAGAAGATTGTAGTTCCTCCACGAATCATCAAAGACAAAGATGCCGCTTTTGAAGGTGCTTATGTTAAAGATCCACAAGTTGGTCTACATGACTGGGTGGCAAGCTTTGACTTGAATTCACTTTATCCACATTTGATGATGCAATACAATATTTCACCAGAAACTTTGATAGAACCAGAAAACTATACGCCGGAAATGCGCGACATTCTTTCTCAAGGTGTATCCGTTGATAAACTTTTGAAATGTCAAGTTGACATGTCAAGTTTGCAAAATGCAACTATCACACCAAACGGACAATTCTTTCGTACAGACTTTCAGGGTTTCTTACCAAAAATGATGGAAGAAATGTATGAAGATCGGAAGAAGTTTAAGAAGATGATGATTCAAGCAAAGAAAGAGTATGAAGTAGAGAAAGATGATTCTAAAAAATATGATATTGAAAAGCGTATCGCCAGATACAACAATCTTCAACTGGCTAAAAAAGTATCCCTTAACAGTGCTTACGGTGCTTTGGGTTCTCAATACTTTCGTTTTTATGACTTGCGTATGGCTCTTGGTGTCACTACTGCCGGCCAATTGAGCATTCGTTGGATTGAAAATGCTCTTAACAAATACATGAACGGACTTTTGAAAACTGAAAAAGATTATGTGATTGCGTCTGATACCGATTCAATCTATTTGCGTTTGGCTGAGTTAGTTGATAAATTTGTCAAAGATACATCAGACAAAAACAAAGTCATCTCCGTTATGGATAAAATTTGTGAAGAAAAGATCCAACCTTTTATTGATAAATCATATAGTGACTTGGCTGAATATGTACACGCATATGCACAAAAAATGCAGATGAAACGGGAAGCGTTGGCTGACAAAGGTATTTGGACTGCCAAGAAACGGTACATCATGCATGTGTATAACAATGAAGGTGTTCAGTACGCAGAACCAGACATGAAAGTCATGGGTCTTGAAATGATTAAATCATCCACACCTGCGCCCGTGCGAGAGAAGATGAAAGCAGCACTCCAAATTATGATGAAAGGTCAAGAATCAGACATTCACAGTTTTATTTCATCTTTTCGTGATGAATTCAAAAAACTTGCCGCAGAAGAAATTTCTTTTCCGCGTGGCATTAATGGCTTGCGTGAGTATGGTGACAAAACGGCAATCTATAAGAAAGGTACACCAATCCATGTGAAAGGTGCATTACTATATAATTATTACCTGGAAGAAAAAGGTTTGTCTAAAAAATATGCACTTATTCAAGAAGGTGAAAAGATTAAATTTGCATATCTAAAGAGTCCCAATCCATTCAAAGATACCGTAATTTCATTTCCCGGTAGACTTCCACCAGAATTTGATTTGCAAGAATTTATAGATTATGATAGGCAATTTGAAAAGACATTTCTTGACCCGATCAAAGTTATTTTAGATTGTATGAATTGGCAAACAGAGAGAACGAATTCTCTCTTTGACTGAAAAGGAAAACTATGAGTATTTTAGACAAAATTAAAAAGAACAGCAGCATCAAAGAATCGGCTATTCTATCCAAATCAAAATTCTTTCTTGATAAGGATATGATTCAAACCTCCATTCCGATTATCAATGTTGCATTGAGTGGTAAATTGGATGGTGGTCTAACACCAGGTTTAACAATGTGGGCAGGACCTTCAAAGCATTTCAAGACAGCTTTCTCACTTTTGATGGCAAAATCTTATCTAGACAAATATCCAGATTCGGCTTTGTTGTTTTATGATAGTGAGTTCGGTACTCCACAGAGTTATTTTGATAGCTTTGGTATTGATACTGATCGTGTTCTTCACACACCACTCACTGACATTGAACAGTTAAAGTTTGATGTTATGCAACAGTTGACCAATCTTGAGCGTGGTGAGAGATTAATTATTGTTATTGACTCAATTGGTAATTTAGCTTCTAAAAAAGAAGTTGATGATGCACTTGAGGGAAAATCTGTTGCAGATATGAGCCGTGCAAAACAAGTTAAGTCTTTGTTCCGTATGGTTACACCACATCTGTCACTTAAAGATATTCCAATGGTTGTTGTCAATCATACATACAAAGAAATTGGTATGTTTCCGAAAGATATTGTTGGTGGCGGCACAGGTTCTTACTATTCAGCCGACAATATCTTTATCATTGGTCGCCAACAAGAAAAAGAAGGAACCGAAATTGTTGGTTATAATTTTATCATTAATGTAGAAAAGAGTAGATATGTTAAAGAAAAATCTAAAATCCCTGTTACTGTATCTTTTGATGGTGGTATTAGCAAGTGGTCAGGCCTACTTGATATTGCACTTGAATCCGGGCATGTCATCAAACCCTCAAATGGGTGGTACAGCAAAGTGGATGTTTCCTCCGGTGAAGTAGAAGATAAAAAATACCGAATCAAAGATACTGACACAAAAGACTTTTGGTTACCTATTCTAAAAACAGAAAGCTTCAGAAAATTCATTGAAGAAAAATATCGTGTTGCTGCCGGTGAAATTATCAAAGAAGAAATAGAGGTAGAAGATGAACCAGTTTAAAGAGGGTATAGATTTCAACTATGTGATTCCAAATGATGAGAATACTACAGTTGGAATTAAAATACTAAAAGGTGAATTTTTGGATACCGTGTATCAATACGGCAAAGTCAAATTTCAAGAAGAAAAAGATGGTGCCATCTATCTTCAATTCGTCTATAATATACTAGAAACTCCACTGAACAAGGAAGAACTGGAAAAAAGTTCCGAGTTTAAGAATTACATTGGTGATATTCTGGTCAATATTATGTCAGCAAATTTAGATAAAGGATTAATTGATGAGGCTGGAACAAACTATTCTGAGGAACTTGATTCACAATGAAGACTATTTAAGGAAAGTTCTACCCTTTCTTAAAGATGAATACTTCAGTGATAGAGCAGAAAAGGCAATCTTTAAAGAGATTACTGACTTCACGAATGAATATAATAACCCTCCGACCACAGAAGCGTTGGAACTTTCTCTAAAAGAGAAACGCAATCTTACAAATGATGAAGTTGAAAAATGCGAAACTGCACTTAAAGAACTGGAAACTCCGCCTGCGGAGAAAACAGAAATACAATGGCTAATTGACAAGACAGAAAAGTTCTGCCAAGAAAAAGCTATTTACAATGCGGTTCTAGGTTCTATTTCTATTCTTGATGGAAAAGACAAGGCACAGGACAAAGGCGCAATTCCAAAAATTCTTTCTGATGCTTTGGCCGTAAGTTTTGATTCATCTGTTGGTCATGATTATTTGGAAGACTATGATGAGAGATATGATTTCTATCACCGTAAAGAGGAAAGAATTCCTTTTGATCTTGAATATTTCAACAAAATTACCAAAGGTGGTTTGCCTGCAAAGACTTTGAATATTGCTCTTGCAGGTACTGGCGTTGGTAAATCGTTGTTCATGTGTCATGTCGCAGCAGGTTGTATGACACAAGGTAAGAATGTGTTATACATAACAATGGAAATGGCTGAAGAAAAGATTGCAGAAAGGATTGATGCAAATCTATTGAATGTTTCAATTGATGACCTGATGCAACTGCCCAAAGATATGTATGATAAAAAAGTTAACCGTGTCAAAGAGATGACGACAGGAAAGCTGATTATCAAAGAGTATCCAACAGCATCTGCTTCGTCCATACATTTTAGGACACTTTTAAATGAACTCAACCTCAAAAGGAACTTTGTTCCGGACATTATTTTCATTGACTATCTTAATATATGCTGTAGCGCCAGAATCAAAGCAGGAGCCAATGTTAATTCCTATACATATGTTAAAGCCATCGCAGAGGAGTTGCGAGGTCTTGCCGTTGAGTTCGGAGTACCAATTGTATCTGCAACACAAACAACAAGAAGTGGCTTTACTTCTTCCGACCCCGGACTGGAAGACACAAGTGAGTCTTTTGGTTTGCCAGCGACAGCAGACTTGATGTTTGCTTTGATTGCTTCTGAAGAAATGGAAGCATTGAATCAGATCATGGTCAAACAGTTGAAGAACCGTTATTCTGATCCAACAGCACACAAAAGATTTGTTTTGGGTATTGACAGGTCTAAGATGAGGCTTTATGATGTTGAACAAGATGCACAATATGGTATTGCAGATTCTGGTAAACAAGACAAACCTTTGAACACATTTGGTACCCGTGAATTCCCCAAAAATAAATTTGGAGGATTGAAGGTATGAGTTACTAAATAATTTTATTTGGAATAAAACTATGGCAATAAATTTTACATTTGAAAGTTTAAGCGTAACACTTTCATCAATGGGTTTTGATAAACAGAAAAAAATATCTACTAATAAAATCGCTATATTAGTAGATATTAATAGAGTTGATGCTTTGGAAAAAGTACATAAAAATATAAAAGGTTCAATGTACAATAAAACTCCATCATCAGCATCATCTGTTGGTTTTGTAAAAATTGGTAATTTCAGTGTATTTGCCAAACCTGCAAGTAAACAAGGCAAAGCAAGCGCGGGTGTGGACAATGAACAAATGTTGGTTGATTATATTAACAGTGCCGCAAAAACTGGACCAGTCAATGTATTTTTTATGAATGGAAATAAAACTTTTGAAGTTTTTGGTTGTGTTGAAGCAGTATCTGCCGGTGCTGATACCGCAGGTAGAAAAAAATCGGATGTAAATTTAATAGATTACAAAAATAAAGTTTTTCCAATTAGTATTAAAAAAGATGATGCAGAATATTGGGAATCCGCTGATTCATATTTTGGCACCGAAGCAAAAAAAATAATTGATATGGCAGTCAAAGCAGGTAAAACAAAACTCATACCACAAACAACTTATTTTACAATTGAACCTAACATTGCTGTTGAAGCCTCATCGGCAGAAAAAAAAGATGTTGTTTTCGGCTCAGATATTTTACCAAACGGTTGTATTATAACTAAAACATTTTCAAAAAGTTCTTTTGATATGCAAGAAGATTCAGTTATCATTGATGTGAGTAGTATCATTACTGATATGAAAGATGTTAAGGGTGACAAAGATGTTTATTTCCTTATCAGAAACGATAAAACAAGAAAAAGCATTAAAGAATATCCTGGCATAAGAATTCTTGCTGCTTATGCAAAACGAATCAATAAAAATGTAGTAATAGTTGAAAGACCATAATGCCACTAGACCTAGACATACAAAAAATACTTAACGAGTTTGACGACTCTGATGATTTTGGTTTCTCTGCTGTTTCAGAAGATGACTACAATAAAGTTATTAATGAGACCGCAGAAACCGCAGATGCTTATAAAGCTAAATTGACCGAAGTTGAAAAGCTTATTTTACCGTTCTTGACGAAGTTATTAAAGACGGCCGACAAAGAATACATATATTGGCCAAATCGCAAAACTGCAATTGAAGCACAGATAACTAAAATTTTGAAATTGACCAGGAGTTAGAATGAATCCACTAGTGACGGTCATTACGCCGACTACGGCAAGTGACCAATTAAATGATGTACTGAAATCTATAGACAGACAAACCTATCAAAATTTACAACATTTAGTTGTGGTAGATGGCTTTAACAAGTATGGTGTTAGGATCACGCAAGCAATGGTGGGTGCAACACGTTCCACCGCATTCGCGCTTCCATACAATACAGGATATAACCAATATAATGGTCATAGAATCTATGGTGCAATGTCATTCATTGCTGAAGGTGATTATATTTGTTTCTTGGACCAAGACAATTGGTATGAAGATAATCATATTGAATCTCTTATGGATGTCATCCAACAAGGTAATGATTGGTCATATTCTCTCCGCAAAATAGTTAACCAGGAAGGTGAATATATATGTAATGATGATTGTGAATCTCTTGGTAAATGGAAATCTGTATTGAATGATAATTTTATCGATGTGAATTGCTTTATGATACCAAAAATGGCCGCTGTTCATTTTTCACCTTACTGGTACCGCCGAGCGAGGCATCCACAAGAACAACCAGAAGTTGATAGAATACTTTCGGCTTTTATGATGAAAAATTTGCCAAAATTTGACACGAATGGTCAATACAGTGTAAACTATAGAGTGGCAAGTCGTGAGGACTCAGTACAAGGTAGTTTCTTTGTAAAAGGTAATGAAGTGATGAAAAATAATATGAATGGAGAATACCCGTGGCGAAAGATTTAATTATTGGTGCTTTCAATAAGTATACTGACTACGATGTTTTAAAACCTTGGGTGCAATCTATCAAAGATTCAGGTTTTGAGGGTGATACGGTTTTATTTGCTATTAATACAAGCCAAAAATTGTGTGATAAATTGAAACAAGAGGGTGTAATTGTTATGTCTGTACCCAGTGAAAACAACATGATGATTCACATGTTGCGTTTCATTTATATTTTTGATTTTCTTAATACAAATGCCAACAAGTATCGTTATGTGATTTCAACAGATGTTCGTGATGTTATTTTCCAAAAGAACCCTATAGAATTTTTAGAGAAAAATTTAAAAGACAAAAACATCATTGCATCAAGCGAAGCAATTAAAGTTGAAAATGAAGAATGGAACCGTGAAAATATTCGTAAAAATTTTGGTGAATATTTTTACAATAAAGTGAAAGACAATACCGTATACAATGTGGGTGTCTTGGCTGGAAAAGCAAATGCAATTCGTGATCTATGTTTCCAACTATACCAATTTTCTTCCAATCGTGCAGATTGGGTAGCCGACCAGGCGGCGTATAACATGTTACTCGCCTTTGGTCCATGGTATGATGCAACACTCTTTACGGAATTGAAAGATGCTTGGAACGCAAACCTGCATGTTACAAATAAACCAGATTTGATTGGTAAACTGGATTCATATTTATTGGAAAAAAGGCCGCATATGAACGATGACGGTTTGATTTGCAATTCTGACGGAATTTCATTTACAATCATACATCAATATGATCGTGATCCAAAATGGATGGAACATTTCAGCAAAAAATTTGGAATAAACATCACGGCCGAGACCAATACCGGCACTTCACCTAAATACTTTTTATATAAATCATAATTTAATAAATATGGGATTTTGAAATGAGCAAAATTAGCATCGTAACTGCATTCTATGACATTGGTCGTGGTGATTGGTCAACATCAGTTCAGAAAAATGGTGGTCCACTTCCACATTATTTGCAAAGGTCTGTTGATAAGTACATAGACCATTTCACGCGCATGTGTGAAATTGACACCGAAATTATTGTCTACACTTCTTCGGATATTGCGCCTCACTTAGCCGCAATTTCACCAAATGTTAAAGTAGTTGAATATGATTACTTTAATTTACATCAAGAACTCCGTGATAAGATTGAAGCAATTCAAAGTTCACCTGAGTTTACACGCCGAATAAATCCCTATCAAGTTAGAAACCCAGAATACTGGTCTAAAGACTATGTTGGCGTAACATCACTCAAAGCATTTTATGTGTCCGATGCTTTTGAAAAAGGTCTTATTACAAATGAATGGGCTGCATGGGTAGATTTTGGTTACTGTCGTGATAGTGAACATGTTCCTGTATCCAAGAAATGGGAATATGATTTTACTCCGGGAAAAATGCATTACTTTAATTATAGAGATCCTGTACTTGATCGTAAGCTTGAACAAATTCAACTAGCCGTCTTAAACAACATCGTATACATAATTGGCGGTGTTTTTGTTGGAGAAAAAGATCAATGGAAAATGCTTGAAGTTGATATGAAAAAGTCATTAGAAATGTTGATGGACAATAAACTTGTTGATGATGACCAGGGGCTTCTTTTAAGTTCTTACTTCATGAAGCCAGAAAAATATGAACTGCATAAGATGCCGTTAGATGCTCCAATTGAAGATGTTAGATCAATATTGAGGAAGTTTAATAAACATGAATAAATTAGTAATCTTTGACCTTGATGGTGTCTTGATTGATTCAAGAGAAATACATTATGATGCACTAAACGATGCACTGAGAAAAGTCGGTGAAAAATATGTTATTTCCCGAGAAGAACACTTGAGCTTATATGATGGTTTGAATACCACAAGAAAACTCAAGATGTTGACCGAAAGAAAAGGTCTTCCTGTTTCTGAATATGATAAAATTTGGAATGACAAACAGGAAGCCACATTCAATATTGTCCGTGGGTTCAAAAAAGAATATTGGCTGCAAACAATGTTCAGAAAGATAAAATCTAAAGGATACAAAATTGCGGTTGCATCCAATTCTATTCGTGAGACAGTAAAATTATCACTCATAAGTATTGGTCTGATTGAAGAAGTTGATTATTTTGTCAGTAATGAGGATGTAGGTAGAGCAAAGCCATATCCAGAAATGTACTGGAAATGCATGACAGCTTTAAATGTTCTTCCTAAAAATACAATCATTATTGAAGATAGTCATATAGGAAGGCAAGGTGCTTTAGATTCTGGTGCACATTTATTACCAGTTGAAAATGCACAAGAAGTGAATAGCGAACATATGATGCAAAGGATTTATGATCTTATGAATACGATTGAAGGTAAAAGTAAAAAATCTCTACCATGGCGAGATAATAAATTGAATGTTTTGATTCCGATGGCCGGTGCCGGTTCTAGGTTTTCTGCTGTTGGTTACACTTTTCCCAAACCTCTTATTGAAGTTCGTGGAAAACCAATGATTCAACTTGTGGTAGAAAATTTGAATATTGAAGCCAATTACATATTCTTAGTTCAAAAAGAACATTATGAAAAATACAATCTCAAATATCTGTTGAATCTGATTGCACCTGGCTGCAAAATTGTTCAGGTTGACGGATTAACTGAAGGTGCAGCGTGTACCACTTTGTTAGCTAAAGAACACATAGATAACGATGCACCACTAGTCATGGCAAACTCTGACCAATTTGTTGAATGGAACTCAAACGAATGCATGTACGCTTTCTCAGCAGATTCTATTGATGGTGGTATTCTCACATTTGAAGCCACACATCCAAAATGGTCATATGCAAAACTGGATGAAAATGGTTTCGTATCGGAAGTTGCAGAGAAAAAAGTTATATCAAACAATGCAACAGTTGGAATTTATTACTGGCGCCACGGTTCAGATTATGTTAAATATGCTGAACAGATGGTCGCAAAAAATATTCGTGTGAATAATGAATTCTATGTTTGCCCAGTTTTCAATGAAGCAATCGGTGCTGGCAAAAAAATCAGAGTCAAAAATGTTGAAGGCATGTGGGGTATTGGAACTCCAGAAGATTTGAATTACTTCTTAGATAATCATAAGGAATAAAAATGAAATATTTGTTTGATGTTGGTGCACATTGGGGTCAAGATTCTTTACACATAGCAAAAGATGATCCAAATACAATTGTAGTTGCATTTGAACCTACACCAGAACTTGCATCAAGATTAAGATGGCTTGCCAAAGAAGGTGGATTTACAGATAGATATAAAGTTTATGAACACGCTATTTCGGATTATGACGGAGAATCTTCTTTTCATTTGGTTGAGAACGACACCGGTTCGGCATCATTAAATGAATTCAATGATAATTTGGCACAAACTTGGCCAGGTAGAACCGATTTTGTTGTCAGAAAATCTATAAAAGTAAATGTGTATAAATTAGAATCTTGGCTCAAAATATTCATGCCTGAAGTTACCGAAATTGACCATTTACATATTGATGCTCAAGGCTCCGACTTGGCGGTGCTTAAAGGCTTAGGCTCAAAAATATCTATGGTTAGGTCCGGAGTAGTTGAAGTGCCACAGGCTGCCGCTTTGCGTTTATATAAAGGTCAGCATACCAAAGAAGAAACATTTGACTTCCTTGAGAAAAATGGTTTTACTGTTACAAACATAACCTCTCAGGTGAACGAAGACAACATTTTCTTTGAGAGGGTGTGATGAGAGTTGCTTTATTATTAACTGGTCATATGCGTTGTTGGGAACAAGTATTCCCAAATACCAAACAACATTTCATAGACAAATATGAGCCTGATATTTTTATTAACACATGGGATTCTGAAGCATATTGGGATCCACATTCGTCAAAGGGTATAACGGAAGGTGGTCCCAATTTAGATGTTGATGCAATTCAACGTACCTATAAACCTGTGTACATGAATGTTGAAAAATACGAAGAATTTGAAGAAAATTTCTCATATCGTGCCAAAGAATATACCAATTTCTATCATGTTCCCAAGAATCAGATTTCCATGTGGTTTAAGGTTGGCCGAGGTATGCTTGCTGTTGAAGAACACATGATGTTGACAGGTAAAATATATGATGTTATAATCCGTATGCGGCCAGATTTAGTGTTCAATGAACCTTTACCCGATTTTGATCCGAATAGTTTTTACACCTTAGGATTTAGAAATCATATGGGTCAAGGAACATCAGACATGATTCAGGTCGGAAACTTTTTTACAATGAGTTTGTTTTGTAAAATTTTATATCATTTGCCACATCTATACAAAGAAACCGGGCTATTATGCCCACATGTTATTTCGGAACATTTTATCAAACGGTTGGGTTTACCTTGGCAAGAGTTCATGGTAAACAAGACAATTATGCACACGCCTTTGGGTGAATACAAACATAAGAGTTTATATCAATGATTTTAATTGCTCATCGTGGACTTTTTAATGGTCCAAATTTAGAAAAAGAAAATACACCTGAGCAAATTGAACTTGCATTATCCAAAGGATATGATTGCGAAGTTGATGTTTGGTTTGTAAAGAATGAATGGTGGTTGGGTCACGACAAACCACAATACAAAACAACTTCAGAGTTTATCGGTAAACACGGCCTATGGCTACATTGCAAGAATCTTGATGCTCTATATGTACTGTCATATACGCCAATAAAATTTAATTATTTTTGGCACCAAGAAGATGATTACACATTAACATCCACTCAATTTATTTGGACCTATCCTGGAAAAGAATTGACAAGAAATTCCATAGCAGTTCAGCCAGAAAGAACACCAGAAAATTGGGAATGGACAAAAAATTGTCATAACAGTATTGCCGGAGTTTGTACAAAATATGTGGAGAAATTTGTAAATGAAATTGGCACTATGCCTATCGGGTCAACCCAGAAGTTATAAAAAAGCATTTGAATTTATAAGTAGAAATTTACTTGAAAAATATGATGTTGATGTTTTTTTGCATACATGGGTAGGTGATCCTTCTAAGAGTTTTGTATATGACGATATTTGTCAACTGTACAAACCGGTAATAGCATCATACGATTATTCGTTACCGTCAAATGTTAATTCCCACATGACAGTGGCCAATGGTTCGCACCCTGCAAATTTCTGCACCTCAATGTTTTACTCAATAAATCTTGCAAATGAATACCGAGTAAAACATGAAGTATTTGGTGCATTTAGATACGACTATGTTATCCGAAGCAGATTTGATTTTGCACTGAATAAAGTCATAGATTTTGATTCATTAGAACATGGTAAAATCTATGTTTCAAAAGATGTTGAGGGTCCTTCACTTTTAAATGACCAGTTTGCCATAGCTGATTCTGATACGATGAATGTCTATGCTTCAACATTTCTATTTCTAGAACAACACTACAAAAACGGCGTAGTTCTATGTGGACATGAAATGATACAAAGTCAGTTGAATAAATTCCATGTTACGGTGGAAAAACTAGATTTAAATCATCCGTTTGTTGATGGTAATTTTAATCGCGGAAGACACTCTCTTATTCGTGAAGATATGTCAGAATGGGTGGATATTAAAATCTGGGGCTACTAAATAGTACATAGTCACAGTGTACTATTTCAGAGGATTTAATGAAGCCATTTTTGCAATATTTGCACGAAGAACTGGACCCAGAAGAAGGTGCCAGCAGGCAAATAAAACATCTAACGCACATAGAAGACCGCCCACTCCAGACTGGAGAAAAGGGTGCTAGACATGCTTTCTCATCTCTGGAAAATGCTGCACAACACATACAGCAAGGTAAAAAGTCATCGGAACTGACAACAAAATACGATGGTTCTCCAGCTATAGTTTATGGGCACCACCCAGAAAGTGGTAAATTTTTTGTTGCTTCCAAGTCTGCTTTTAACAAGACACCAAAAATAAACTACACTCCAGCAGACATTGAGAGAAATCACGGTCATGCTCCTGGATTAGTTGAAAAGCTTAAATCTGCACTTAAACACTTACCCAAAGTTGCACCAGAAAAAGGTGTTTATCAAGGTGATATGATGTTCACCGACGAAGATAAAAAGTCATCAAAAGAGGGAGTGTCTTTTAGACCCAATCCTTCAGGTATAACATATACAGCATCCGGAACTCATGGTGCAAAAGCTAAGAAAGCTAAAATTGGCTTGGTTACACATTTATCGTATGAAGGTAAAAATTCAGCCAGTTTGAATGCTTCACATGAAGTAGATCACGAAAATTTTGGTCAACATTCGGATGTTTTTTCTGTTGATCCAAGAATGGACACCTCAAAAGTGCATTTTGGGCCAAAAGAAAGAGCAGAGTTCCAAAAACATATAGCAGCAGCAAAAGCTGTACATGACACACACGGTGATGATATGTACGCAGGAACAGGAACACATCAGGGTGTTGGTGGACACTTAGAAACTTATATAAATCACACAGTTAGAAGTGGCGAAGTACCTAATCATCAAAACTTCAAAAATTGGTTAGAAAACAAAAAGAATAAAGAAATTGATAAGCTAAAGGTTGAAAAAAATAAAAAAGCCAAACAAGACGAACTTTCTGCCGAGTTGGACAAAATTGAAAGAAATAGAAGACATTATAATAATTTATTCAAGATGCATAACCACATACAGAAAGCTAAGAATGTGCTTATCAATGTATTGAATCAACATCAAGAATTTAAACATGAACATGGTGATGAAGCAGCAAACCCAGAGGGTTATGTTTTTCATCATGGAAAAGAATCGGATAAATTTGTAAATAGAAGCGAATTCTCTAAGAGAAATTTTGCCGGAATAAGAAACATATGAAAACATTCTTAGAAAAAGTTGAAGAAGATTTACAAACCAAAAGTCCAGTTGTGATGGCTTTTGGTAGGATGAATCCGCCCACTGTTGGTCACGAAAAGCTGGTGAATCATGTTAAACAAATTGCAAAAGATTACAATGCTCCACACCATGTGATTATTTCACATTCGGCAGATGCAAACAAAAATCCACTTGATGCAAAGACCAAGTTAAAACATGCCCGTAGATTTTTTCCTGGAGCCAATATTGAAACATCCAGCAAAGAATTGCCAACATTTTTACAACACGCAGCAAGACTAAATGCTGCCGGTCATGACCATCTAATCATGGTTGCTGGTTCGGATAGAATACCGGAATATGAAAAGAGGCTAAATGATTACAATGGACCAAAAGAACAGAACCCAAAAGCACTTTTCAATTTCAAAAAGATAGAATTGAAATCGGCTGGCCAACGCGACCCAGATTCAGAAGGTGTTGAGGGCATGTCTGCATCTAAAATGCGTGAACATGCCAAGAACAATGAATTTCAAAGTTTTAAGATGGGTGTGCCAGAGCATGTGCCAGAAAAGCACACACGCGAACTTTTCCGTGATGTGAGAAGGGGTATGGGTATACACGAAAGTACAAATCATGGGCTTTTCAAAGCACTATTCATTTGTGGTGGTCCCGGTTCAGGAAAAGATATTATCATTCGTGAAGCAGTAGCCGAAAGTAATGCAGTTGAGATAAATTCTACTTTGGCTATTAGCATCTTAAATGATAAACATAAACTTTACGAACATTCCAAAGATTTTAGGAGAGAAGCCATTCGCAATAGATTGCCATTGATTATAAATGGTACGACAAATGAACAGTTCAATATGATTGAAATTAAAAATGAATTGGAAGAACTTGGTTATGAAACAATGATGGTGTTCGTCAACACCACAAACGAAGCTTCAAAAAGAAGAAACGATAATCACGAAAGAGTATTATCTGAATCAATTAGACAAGAAAGATGGGACAAAACACAATTAGTTGCTGAAAAGTTGAATGAAGTATTTACAAAATATTTGGAATTTGACAACTCATTAGACCTAACAGAAGCAACAATTTTTGAACTTGCTGAAAAAGAGGAAGACATTTCAATTGTTTATGAAATGACTAATTGGTTCTTTGATGCAACGGTTGAAAACGAAATTGCAGAATCTTGGTTAGAAAAACACAAGAAAAATGACATTAACAAAGTGTTTGAATCTTTTATTAAAAATCCGTTGAAGGAGAGAAAATATGTTACAGAAAATAAAACAACAAATCGCAAAACTATTTTTGCCGAAGGAACCTGCACCTGCAAAACATCCTCTGGATATTCAAAAGTATCAGGGTACAAGCGATACAAGCTCAACGACAACATCTGCCCAAGTTGCCAGCTTACTAGAAAAGCCGGCCGCCCCGATGATGTTAGAGACGGTGACACTAAGTCAAACAGTAGTTACATCTTCAGAACCTATAGTGAAGCCGGAGAGCCAACCCTCACCAAAAACCCAGACCCAAAAGAAACCCGTTTCCAACAAGACAACGACAAGCAAAAAATCAGGAAACAAAAAGCCCCGTCAGGCCAAAGCGGCAAAGTAACAAATGTTGCTGGTGTTAGCCCAGAATACGATACACGCGCACAGGGAAGTGTTTATCCCATGTCTGGTCTCGGAAATGTTACATATAGAGAACAAAAAGAGAATAAATACACCAGTGCCGCAGAGGTAACACGCAAATCTTTTAAGAAGTTTAGAAAAGAATCAATTGATTCTCCTAGCACAGAAATGGGAGTTACCGGTGGTGAATATGGTCCTTCTAACAAAGAACCGTTGATAACACAGGCTGATAAAGTTTTGAATCAGGATTCAAATAAAAAGAAGAATAAAAAATGAAAACTTTTAAAGAATTCATCACTGAAGAAAATTTGGATGAAAAATCGCCAGCATGGCAAAGAAAAGCAGGCAAAAACCCAGAAGGTGGTTTGAACCGTAAAGGTATTGCTTCCTATCGTCGTGAAAATCCAGGTTCAAAATTATCAATGGCCGTAACAACACCTCCTTCCAAATTAAAGCCTGGAAGTAAAGCGGCCAATAGAAGAAAGTCTTTCTGTGCTAGAATGGGTGGAATGCCAGGTCCTATGAAGGATGAAAAGGGTCGTCCAACCAGAAAAGCTCTATCTTTACGTAAATGGAACTGCTAATAAACGGAGAAAAAAATGTTCACTAATAATAAATTTGGTAAGTTTGATGCTGTTGCTGATGCAATTAAAAACATTGCTGAAGCTGATTACAAAGCAAAAATGGAAGAACTTAAAGGTCAACAACACAAGATTGACAAGAATAAGAACAATAAAATTGATGCACATGATTTTGCCATTCTTCGTGGTGAAAAGAAAGGCATGAAGAAAGAAGAAGCAGAACAGATAGATGAACTTAAAACTTCCACACTTCTAAGATATCAGACAAAAGCAAATCAAGCCTTGATTGGTGGTGATAGAAACAAAGAAGAAAAAAGAATCAAAGGCATTCAGACAGCAAACTACAAAATACAAAGTAGGCATAAAGTAAAAGAAGAAGCTGAAAATGTTGAAGAATCAAATAATCCTTTTGACCTTAAAAACTATAAGAGTCAACTGCCCACCAAACCCGGTGAAAAAGCCGGCTTTGATTCCAAGAAAGTCTCTACGGGTACTATCTATTCTAGAAAGCCTGTTAAAGATGAGCCAATGAAAAAAGAAGAAATTGATCCAAATGACACAACAACTGATACACTAAAAGGTCGTGAGAAAACTTCCAATAATCCTTTTCTTTCTAAGAAAGTAAAGATGGATGTTCCAGATAATGTCAAAGAAGAAGCGGAAGATTTGGATGAAGCCGTATCATTGTCTGATGCAAAAACCACAGCAGAAAGACTAGTGAAAAAAACAATCGCTGCTCACGGAATTTCAAATCCAACTTCTGCAAAACATTATGCAAAGAATGCTTCTGCAATAGAATCAACACTAAACCGTGCTAAGAAAGCATTTACACCTGGCCATTTAGCTAATGCTCACTCACCAGTTTCTAGTAATCAAGCTGCCAATCGCCGTAGCAATGAACAAAACTCAATGTCTTCGGCAGATAAAAGGGCACACGCAACATTACAAGCTGGTGTTGTAAAACATTTACAAAAACATTTGGATCAGCACAATGCCGCTTTCACAAATGCGGCCGCTAAATACGCTTCAAAAAATAAAACTAATGAAGAAGTGGAACAGATTAATGAACTTGAATTTACTATTGGAGATGTTGAAAACTTCATGCAAACCGAAGAATTTGAACAGTTGAATGAACTGTCTAAAAATCTTGTGCATAGATATTACGGAAAAGCCATAAGAAACCATGCGGCCGCACTTGAAAAGGACATAGACATGGGAGACGAACATCAAAAAATAAAAAGGTTGATGGCTAAAACAAATAAAGGCATCCAGCTTGGTTCAAGAGGTAAAAATCCAATTAACACTCCTGAAGTACAAAAGCATTTGAAAGCGGCCAGTGATGCTGTGGCAAAAATGCGTGAGCCAGCAAAAAAACTAATGGCAAAACGTGAAAAAGGTATAGATAAAGCCGAGGTAAAAGTGTTTGGTTTCCGTGGTGGAAAAGACCGTGATGGTAATAAAGTTGTAAAAGCAACTGGCAAATTGACAAAAGAGGAAGTTGAACAGATTGATGAACGCACATTAACCAAAGGCGAAACTGCCGAGAAAGAGCGTATCGTTAAAGGTATGAAAAAATCTCTAAAAGGTTTCAAAGCACGTTACGGTGACAAAGCAAAAGAAGTAATGTATGCTACGGCCACAGCAAGAGCCAAAAAATAAGGAAACACAATAATGAGCAAAGCTGGCAAACTTGTCAAAGATTTGGTGAAAGCCAAAAAAGAATCGGTCATGGGCAAGTTGGCTAATGGTGATGATCCAATGGAGCCATGGTCAAAAAGATTTGACGCACCAATCAAAGAAGAAGATTTAAATGAAGATACTTGGTTGTATCGTTATGTTCGTTCTTTGGGTTGGGATCCACAACATATGACATTCGCTCAACAATCCAAGTACTCACGTTCCAATGCATTTAAGGCATGGAAGAAATCTCATATGGAGCGTGGATCTGCAATGGAAGAAGCTGAGCATCTTGACGAGTCCGGCACCGGTATACTAATGTCGTACATCAAG